ACGCAATAGCCGGATTTGATGACCTTGCCGGTGCGGGTTTTGTTAGGGTAGCTGCCGCCCTGGGCGATAGCGCGACCGATGCGGTTTGTCGCGCCCTGCACGGAATACACGGGGATGCGCAGACTGGGGCGCATGACGAAATCTTTTACCTGCTCGGAGCGATGGCCGCGTGAGTCGATGCCGGCGGCGCGGATACGCATGGGCTGGCCGAAGCTGTTGAACAGCGGCTTGTGCAGATAGGCTTCAAGCTCATTCCACACCTGGGCGCTGGTGGTGTCGCCCTGTATTTCCAGCCAATCCAGCACCCACAGGCGGGCAGGCGCGTTGTCTTGGGTGGGCGCGCCCCAGCCCAGCACGGTGACGGCCAGCCATTTGTCCTGGGTGTCGATGCCTACGGTAAGGGCGAGCACGCCGGGCGGGATGATGCCCATGCCAAAATCGCCCGCGCGCTTGGCCAGCTCGTGCGACTTGAGTTTGTCGGTTTGGTCTTCCCACGCTTCGCCGAGGTTTTGGTTGACGAAGGTTTTGAGCTGGACGGGGTCCTTGTGGATGCGCTTGAAGTGGATGACCATATCCAGCCAGGAAGGGCCGAGGCCGATGGGGGCATAGATCGCGCTGATGTGATAGCTGCGCACACGGCGCTCGGGGAAGGTGGCGATCCAGATGCCGCCTTCCAGCATGGCGGGTTTGTGGTGTTCTTCGATGATGCAGGCATTCTCGCAGACGTAGTGCGCGGCGGTGAGGGTGACGTTCGCCTTGACCATTTCCCAGCGCAACACCTGACGCTCACCGCAGTGCGGGCACGCCACAAAGTATTTGCGCTGGTCGCCCTCATCATAGCCGCGCTCGATCAGCGATGCGCCCTTGATGGTGGGCGTGCTGGCAAACAACAGCTTGTGCCGCATGAAGGCTTTCACGCGGCTGCGCGCCAGCTCCACTGGGTCGCCCTCATCGCCCACGTTGGTGGGGAAGCGGTCAAGGTCGTCCATCATCAGGTTGCGTACAGACTTTTGCGCGTAGCTATTGGGCGAATTACCACCGGCCAGAAACAGAATGCCGCCAGGGAAGTCGATCAACTCTTTGCTGAAAGCCGCATCCCGCGAACGCAGCCCTCCGAGCATGTCGCGGATGCACGGGGTATCGGTCAGCAGCGGGTTGAGCTTTTGCACCTTCCAGGTGTCGCGCGCTTCCAGCGTGGGCATCAGCACCATCACCGGGCCGGGCGCATACTCCATGGTGTATCCCAGCCAGTTGACGGACATTTCCGTCACACCCACCTGCGACGATTTCATAATCCACACTTCGCGCACCGGCGAATGCAGCGACAGGCAATCCATAATTTCGCGCAACATCGGGTTACGCGACGTGCGCCAGCGGCCTACCTCGCCGCTGCCCTTGCTGGATAGTACGCGGTGATTGTCGGCCCATTGGCTTACCAAAAGGCGACCGCGTGGGCGCACGGCGCGGGATGCGGCGGCAGACATCAGGGTTAGGGCGGATTGGGTTAGGGGGGCGTTCATTTTTTATAATTTAAAATTATTCAATAAAATCAATATGTTATATATTTATTAAAAAACGCTTGCATTTATGCGCAATGCGCATATAATTTGAACTGTCAAACGACAACCGCGCGTCGGGAACAGGGGCAGGAGATTAAAATGACCACATGCACACAATTTTCTGTAAACGCCCAAGGTAAAAAAGAAATCCTTAATTTCCTTGCAAAAAACCACAAAAAAGGCGGAGACCATTTCACAGATGAAATGCTGAATGCTTGGGCGGCTGAAGCTGAATTTCAACTCTCCGAAGGAAACCCCGCCTCGATTGAAATTAAATCGTTCGAGTCGGTTAATGGCTGCACACAAGAATTTACAATCAGCGACGCTGGTCTTGATCGTGAAGAAATTGAGATAGCAGAATAATATGGCTAACCACCCCAACCGCAGCCGCGCTGGGAATGCGGATCGCAACCCACATCCGGATGAAATAGTTTCAGTTCGCGCTGCCGCTGGGCTTACACAAGCACAGTGCGCAAAACTTTTGTATACATCGCTGCGATCCTGGGCGCAGTGGGAATATGGCGAACGAAAAATGCATCCAGCATTTTGGGAGCTGCTTAAAATAAAAATCATGCGCCACCCCATTTCTTAATCTTGTCTGCCAGATCCGTCAGCACCTGCTCAAAACTCTCCACCAGCACCGCGCGCACTGTTTCTGTATCGCTCAGCGGCACCAGCTCAGGCGCCAGACGATCTGGCAGCACCTCAAGCGCACCACGGAAGGTGGCGGCGAGATCGGCGGCGAACAGGCGGGCTTCTTCGGCATCTACCAGCTTGCCGGAGGCCTTTTCGTATTCAAGTTTTGCCGTGAGTGCCTTGTACTTTTCGTTCACCGCCTTGGCGGTCTGGTAGCTGTTGCCAATGGCATCGTTTGCAGGTGTTGCAGGCTGGCGCGGTGTTGATGCGCCTGCCTGGCGTGCTTCCACTGTCGCGGCTCGGCTGGGATCGGATGTGGCCGCGATTAGGGCCTGGCTTTTTTCGACATCCACCAGCCCGGCTGCATCCAATACCAGCCGCCCAGCCTGCTTGAGGCGGGTGACGTAGGATTTGTCTTTGCCGAGGATGGCGGCGAATTCGGATTGTGTGGCGGTGGTCATGGGTCAGATCACCCCGCAACCGGGAACGGTTGGCCTGTGGCTGCATGATAGGCGCGCTGGCCAGTGTATTCTTGCCAGCGGCGAACAATGACGTCGACATAAACTGGCGATAGTTCCGAAAGGCGCGCTTTCATGCCAATCCGCTCGGCGGCCATGAGCGTACTGCCGCTCCCCCCGAAGGTATCCAGTACGATATCGCCACTGCGGGCGCTGTTGCGTAGCTGTCGCTCTATCAGGGCAACCGGCTTCATGGTTGGGTGTACGTCGTTGCGGTCTGGTTTGTTTTCGGTGATCACTGAGGTTAGCAGCTCTTCGATCTCGGCCTTGCCATCCACCACGAAAATGCCCGCGCCCAGGTGCAGCTCCCACTTGCCGTCTGCCCTCTTCACGAATGGCGAGCCATCGCCGATTTGTTCTACAGTGGTCTGCTTGCGACCGCCAAACCAGCGGTGCGCCCCCCCCCGCTTCCATCCGTACCAAATTGGCTCATGAATTGATTGGTAATCCATTCTCCCCATAACCAATGATGATTTTTTCCAGATAATCTGATTTTGTATGTGGAATCCTGCTGATAGCATCGATGATGCGAAAATTGCAGATCTCCCATTTAAATCACCATGCGCAACGTAAATAGCTGCGCCGGGTTTCATTACTGAGCAGGCGGTGCGATAAAAGTCGCTTAGGAATTTTGCGAAACTGGCGTCATCGATGTCGTCGTTTTCAATTTTCCCTGCTTTTGTTTCGTAGGCGACGTTGTACGGTGGGTCGGTCCAGCATACGTCGGCCATTTCGCCCATCATCAGCGCATCGATCGCGGGTTGTGTGGTGCAATCGCCACAGATCAGGCGATGCTGGCCAAGCAGCCAAACATCGCCCAGGACGCTGATAGGATCGGCAGCTAATGGCGGGCAGGCTTCCGGGTCTTTTGCCGTGTCTCCAACGCCTGCGGTAAGCAGCGAATCAAGATATTCATCAGTGAAGCCGAGCAAGTCCAGCGCAAATCCATCTTGCTGCAGGTCGCGCAACTCGGCGGTCAAAACTTCGTTATCCCAGCCAGCATTCAATGCCAACTGGTTATCAGTGATCACGTAAGCCTTTTTCTGGGCCTCTGTGAGCCAATCTACCCGCAGGCAGGGTACAGATACCATGCCGATGCTTTGTGCGCCCAGAACGCGCCCGTGGCCCGCCACAATGCCACCCTCTGCATCGATCAATACCGGGTTGGTAAAACCAAACTCGCGGATGCTGGCGGCAATCTGGGCGATCTGCTCTTTGCTGTGCGTGCGGCTATTGCGCGCATAGGGCACCAGGGCAGCGCATTGCAGCATTTCGATTTTGTCTTGTACTTTCATTTTTTCACCTTAAAAAATTAAAAAAACCACGGCATAATTTAAAAAACCACGGCAGTTACCACGTCATTATTTTTTATAACTATTTGAATAAATTAATAAACCACGGATACCACGGATACCACGGCATGTTTCCGCGCATATGCATGCACGTGTGCGCCTGTATGTGCGTATGCGCATGTGCGCACATATACACGTGAGGAATTGCCGTGGTTGCCGTGGTTTTCTTTTATAATCATCATCTTAATCCGTGGTAATTGCCGTGGCATATGCCGTGGTATCCGTGGTTTTATACTTCGAAGCCAGCTGCATTGGCGAATTCGAAAAAACATTCTGTAAGCCAATATTGCTGAGTCTTGCCGTCTTTTGCTACACAAATGCGCGAAGATGATGCGAAATCGTCGGGCGGTATAATCATTTTTCTATTTTTCTTTGTTGTACTATTTAATGTATCAAATGTTGCCAGTGACTCTCCTGCTTTCCATCTGTGCTGATTTCGGATGTGTCCGATAAACTGTGCCTCGGAGCGTGGCGATCGTTCTCCGAGCTGATCACACCACTTTCGATACACCGCAAAGAGGTGGCGTCCCAGACATGGACAGAATGGCGCGCCTTCAATATCGCCAGCGACCCACTCCAAGATGAAGCGCTGGACGCTATCCAGACTCACGTCAATCAGGTTTTCCTTTGCCTTTGTCATGGGCGGCTTGGTATGTTCGTCAAAATCACCCAGGTCGATGTTGAGCAGGTAATGATGCAGCGCTGCAATTCCGCCGTTATTGAGCTCGCTGCGCACTTGCTGGTAAAACTCAGCGGGGAGTTTTTCTGGGGTATGAATTACGGTGTAGCGACGGTCGTCTTTTTCCAGCACCAGCGGCTGGGACTCATTCGACATAAATACCAGGTTGACGTGGTTGCGCTCATCATGCGCGGCAACGTTTTTGGGGTTGATGCGGATCCATTCGCCGGTGACAAAGCTCTTGAGTTTGTTTTTTACGTGGTAGAGCTCTTGTCTGGCCACCACCTCATCGGCGAGCATAAGCAGCTTGCGGCTGGCCCAGTCGTTAAATTTATCTTCGATGGCGGCCTGGTCAACAATACGGCCGTATTCGCCATAGATCGCCATGACTGCTTCAAAAAATAAATTCTTGCCGGTTCCTTGCGG